TGATGGAAATCGTCAGCGGGGTCGATACGGGGAGGATGAAAGCAATGAAACGGAGGACGCACCTCAGGCTCAGGAGGAAAGAGATGTCCCAGCATGAGTTAGTAACAGTATGCGAATGGCCGAATGGAGACTGGTGCCTTTTGGAAGATTTAGAAGAGTATGGCTTCGATAAGTCGGACGACTACGAAGTATTGGAAGTAACAGAACGGCAGTACTACTATGAGTATACCGGACAACTTAGTAACGCGGAGAATTGTGCATGAATACAGATAATGTATACAAACAGCTACAACTTGATGAAGGTATCAAGTATGAAATTTACAGAGACCATTTGGGCTATCCTACTTTTGGAGTCGGGCATTTGGTAACAAGAGACGACGAGGAATTCGGTTTAGAAATCGGTACAAGGGTTAGCGCCGAACGAGTAAAGTCAGTATTTATGCAAGACTTACACACGTCCGTACGAGAGTGTTTAATCCTGTACAGAGAGGACTACTTCGACGATTGGCCAGGGGAAGTTCAAGAAATTCTCGTGAATATGATGTTCAACCTTGGTAGACCACGCTTATCTAAGTTTAAGAATATGCACGCAGCTCTTAACAAAGAAGATTGGTGTGAGGCAGCAAAGGAAGGAAGAGACTCATTATGGTACCGACAAGTACCTAATAGAGCAGAAAGATTAATGAACAGACTGGAAAATGTATGATACGATTAAAAAGAGCAACCATATTTGTGGTTGATAGCTGGCGTTACGTTATGGATGTGCGATATAATCCTTTGAGATATATTGGCGATCCTAGTTTGCAGATGTACTTCACATTGGCTTTATTTACAATGTGGAGTGCATACTTCGGATTTATAGCAAGCCACTATTTAGGTTGGGTAGACTATAGTACTTTAGCTAGTATATTTATTCACTTAGCTGTAATTATACCCATAGGGTTTACTAATGCAGTTTTTATAGATGCTGAGCGCGGTGGTGCAAAGTGGCTAAGAGAGTGGAGAAAGAAAGATAGTTTGTAATCAAATTATTCTTGACAAAATAAATACAAGGTGTCATAATACACACTATGAATATTTTTATATTAGATGAAGATTTAGACAGGTGTGCAGAGTATCATGTTGACAAGCATATTGTGAAGATGCCCCTTGAGGCAGCACAAATGCTCTGCACTAACCATTGGATTGACAAGTACCTAGGCTATGTACCTAGGAAACTAACAAGAGAGGAATGGGCAGTTGTTAAAGAAGCAAAAAAGAATCCTGTTAGGGACTTCCCTTACTTGCCTACTATGTATAACCACCCCTGTACAATCTGGGCTAGAGAGTCTCAAGAAAACTACGACTGGTTATACGTTTACTCCCTCGCACTCAATGATGAGTACAGATATAGATATGGAAAAGAACATAAGTCGGTGCATGAAGTCATTCTTCAGCTACCCGATATCGTCTTACCCAGTATCGGGGCTACCCCATTTGCGCAGGCTATGCCAGATGAACTTAAATCTGATGATGCCATTGCGAGCTATAGAGCCTTCTATCACAAGGATAAAGCGACATTTGCTAGCTGGAAGTATCGAGACAAGCCAGAGTGGTGGAGTGAAACAGAAGCAGATTACAACGAAAGGATTACAAGATAGTGTCAGTTAGAATAGTTAGTAAGTCGAGCGATGATGTATTGAATGATATAGCATTCGCAGCAAGGGTATCTAACCCTTCGAATCAAAACAACGAAGAAACAGCAGAAAAGTTAGTACGATACTTAATTAAACACGGACACTGGTCTCCACTAGAGATGGTATCTGTGACAATGGAAATCGACACCACCAGAGATATTGCAAGACAAATACTTCGCCATAGATCGTTCTCATTTCAAGAGTTCAGCCAAAGATACGCAACAGTAGATGAGTTACCAATACCTGCATTTAGAGAAGCTCGTGGACAAGACCCTAAGAATCGACAGAATTCTGTACGGTTAGAGGACGGCCCACTGCATCTAGAGTGGCTAACTAAGCAGCGAAATGCTTGGCACGCATCTATGGAAGCATATAACTGGGCTATTAAGCAAGGAATAGCAAAAGAACAGGCACGGGCAGTTTTACCAGAAGGTATCACTCCATCACGATTATATATGGCAGGAACAATTCGTAGCTGGGTACACTTTATTCAACTGCGTAGCGGAAACGGCACACAACTAGAACACCAGACTATCGCTCTAGAATGTGCTGAAGCCTTGAAACCCATATTTCCAATGATCGAGGAATTTATAGAAAAATGAGAGTAGTCAAACCATATGTTGTTTATGGAAAACAGGACTGTATCTTTTGTGATAAAGCAAGACGCTTACTCAAAAGTGAAGGTGTAGAGTTTACATACTTACAATTAGATTCAGATTTTACGATGGACGAGCTGTGGGAAAAAGTTAAGTTTACAACATATCCGCAGATTTTTTTATACGATTATCCGATCGGAGGCTATACCGATCTTCAAAAATCGTTTGACAAACAGAAGGGATTGCTGTAGAATGGAAGGTATAAAATATGATGGAGAGAAGCCAAAAATGCATTTGCTCCCTCCGAAAGCACTCACAGAAGTAGCTAAAGTATTAACCTTCGGAGCACAGAAGTACGACGAAGAAAATTGGAGAAAGCTGGACAATCTACAGAGTAGATACAGTTCCGGTGCACTTCGGCACATATTTGCACACATAGATGATGAAGAGTTAGACCAGGAAAGTGGGCTATCTCACCTAGCTCATGCAATATGTTGTTTAATGTTTAAGTTGGAGATTGAATTAGAAAATGGCAAGAGTAAAGAAGAAGAGTTACGAGAACCTAACGGATGCGAATCTAGAGCGAGTGATAGCTCTTTTGAATCCGACCTCCTCTACAGTAAAAGCTATTACGAAGAAGGAAGCGTGCGAAATTCTAAATATAGCATACAATACGACCAGACTGACAAAAGTTCTGGAGGACTATAACGAACGCAAAGACTATACTACTAGAAGAAAAGCTATTAACAAAGGCAAAGCTGCCACTCCTGGAGAGATTAAGGAAGCAATTACTTTCTACCTACAAGGTGATACTGTTAGTGACATTTCAAAAGGATTGTATAGATCTGCTTCTTTCGTAAAAGCAATTCTAGAAAGAATCGGAGTTCCTCAAAGACCTGCCTCTCTGGAAGATAGACTACAAAATGCTTATCTACCAGAAGAGTGTGTGGCTGAAGAGTTCTTAGAAAAAGAAATAGTGTGGTCTGCAGCACATCACGCTCCTGCAGAAATAAAAGGAAGACTAGATGATGCTAAGTATATACCTCTCTACGGGGTTCCCTGCTATGCAATCTACATACCAGAAAAAGTAGATTCTAGTGAAAGTTTATACTCCAATACAGAAGTTGGAGGATTCAACGCATATTCTCCAGCATATGATCTAGGTAAACTAGAACACTTGCTCGGGTATGGGGTAGATTTAACGAGGGTATAGTGAAAAACTTGTGGAGGCTTTGGGCTAAGGCTATAGGTGAGAAAGAAGGCGCAACTGATGCCGAAGCAGACAAAATAGCAATGATTAGAACTATTATTGTTGGTGTTAACTTTATTACTTGTTTCTTTATTATAGCAGGTAACATACATAATTGGTAAATCTATGAATCACGAAAATGACTTTAAGGATAATATTCTAGATTGTCTGTACGAGACAGATTGTTTTATAGAATATATGAGTGTGAATAGTGGACGAACTTTGGAGGGGTGGTTCACTCTTGCAGGGGATAAGAAGATTAAACAATACAATACCTCAGATACTATAGTATGCTGGGACATAGAAAATAACAAGTGGGAAGATATTCGCACTAATACAATATCAAGATGGCAAAGGAGAATGGAATGGAAGAAAAGTACATAGGACAGTTTTACTGTTATTTAAGACAAGGTTACTTTAAGTGGAGTGAGTATATTGCTTTTTACCAAAGATTGGACGCTGAACTTGGATAATCAACTTCATCCGAGAATGTTCTGGTTAGGCTATGTACAAGAAGGTAATAGCTATGTAGATGCTAGATACGACCCTGACCCTACCGGAGGCCTTCCGCCTCGTGCTGTGGACGATAGTGAGATTCCTACTACTGTTATGTCTATAATCGAGCTGAGGTCTGTTCAACGCGAAAGAAGCGTGGAAAAGTTGTTAAGAAAAATTAACAAGATAGAAGCAGGGATTCTTAAACCTATTACAGTGGACGAAGACGGCTACATCATTAATGGGCATCACAGGTATGACGCTTACAGAATTTTAGATTATTTTCATGTAAATGTACGGATTATGCCCTACAGTATTTATGACTTACCAGAAAAAAATTCTTGACAGAAATGTTAAATTGAATTATAATAGTTGTCAACAAAAGAGAGGAAACCAATGGGCGACCGATTTTATGCACAACAACGAGACGTACTGGGTACTTGCCCAGGATTAAACCACCCTATTAAAAGGAAAAGAAACATGGCTTGGGACGACGATAAAAAAGCAGCGGTAATCGAAGCATACGAGAACGCAAACCCTACCCCCGAAACATCAATGGAAGTTGTAAAAGACATCGCTGAGGAATATGACGAGTCTCCAAACGGAGTTCGTATGGTACTTAGTAAAGCTGGTGTTTACATCAAGAAGACCCCCGCATCTGGAAGCAGTTCCAGTTCTACAAAAGCACCTAGCACTCGTGTATCTAAAGCAGCGGCTCAAGAAGCTCTTACCGCAGCTATTGTAGATGCAGGCAAAGAAGTTGACGAAGATGTTATTTCTAAGTTGACCGGCAAAGCAGCTATGTACTTTGTATCTATTCTATCTAATGGAACTTCTGAGGAAGACTAGCTCTTTCCAGGAGCCCTTCGTATAATCAATACAACTAAACAGTGAATGCGGGTTCAACTCCCGCAGGGCTCACCTTCTACCTCCTAGAGAGTATTGCAGCAAAATAAATTTTGCTAACCTACTACTAAGGAGTAATTGTGAAGAAAGAGGACTTAGCAAAGTTAGTAACGGAATTTGGTGATGCAATTATTACCTACAGAAGTGAAAACTCAAGAAAACTAAAGTATAATGTTTGTACGCTTGACTTTAGTACCCCGTATATCCAGACAAAAACTAATAGGGCAAAAGAATCCGACAGGACTCTTTTGCTTTTTTGTTGGGATACAGATTCGTACAGATTGCTAAAGCCTGAGAGTGTCACTAGCGTAGTGCCTCTCTCAACTATACTGCGAAATGGAGTATAGTTATGGAACTTCATGAAGCCCCCTATAAGTATGAAAAGGTTATTCACTACGATGAAGCAAAAGAAACACAAGTACGTCTTGTAGTTAACGAGTTTCGTGGTGTAGAATACCTGCATGTAAGGAAGTATTTTCTAGACTTTGAGGAAGAGTGGAGAGCAGGCAGAGAGGGTGTAGCAATGCCTTTAGATTTAAGTAACTCAAGAGAACTGTTCGCAGGGCTAATAGAGATACTATCTTTAGCTGAAAGTAAGGACATCCTAGAGGAGTTCTTCAAAGATTATATAGACGAAATGTATAAATAATCCTTGACTTTCAGCCCTCTCTCTAGTATAATAGTATGTATTGAATTGAGGGTAATATGAAAGAATTTTTGACACACGCAGCACATCAATACTACGAAGGTACTCCTATACTATCAGACGAAGAGTTTGATAAGCTAGCTGGTATCTTTGGATATGATAATGTAGGCCATACTATTACTGATGGCACTCCACATATGTATCAGATGTACTCGTTACAAAAATTCTTTTCCCTTGATGATGCCCCTGATCTGGGTATCTATACTTCCTCCCCGAAGTTGGACGGTGCAGCAGTATCCATTCTATATGTATCTGGCAAGCTCGTCATGGGTCTAACCCGTGGTGATGGCAAGATTGGTAGAGATATCACTGATAAATTGCAACATCTTGTCCCAGAGAGAATCGACATTGATGAAACTGTTCAAATTACAGGGGAGGTAGTTTCTCCTAAGTCTATCCCTAACTCTAGAAACTACGCAAGTGGTGCACTCAACCTTAAAGATCAGGATGAGTTTCTTAGTAGGGATGTGACTTTTGTAGCCTATGATATGACTCCCAATCTTTTTACCTACTGGCATAAGACTATGGAGTATCTCAATCACCACGGTTTTACTACTGTTATAGATGTAGAAGATGACAAATATCCTACTGATGGAGAAGTTTTCCGAATAGATAATGTTGTTGATTACTATGCTAAAGGTACTACTGCCCACCACCCTAGAGGTGCCTTTGCTCTCAAAGAGCAGAAGGAAGGAGTAGTAACAAAACTACTAGATGTCAAATGGCAAGTAGGCAAGAGCGGGGTCGTAAGCCCTGTAGCAATTCTACAGCCTGTCATTATAGGAGACGCGGAAGTCGCTAGGGCTACGCTACATAACATTGAGTATATTCGTGAACTAGAGTTAGAGATCGGATGTGACGTAGAAGTTATTCGTAGTGGAGAAATTATACCTAGGGTTGTCCGACGCGTAAATATTTAGGTAGACTGAGAAAAAATAGTTCTTGACAAGAACCTTAAAATCTCGTATAATATATGTTCAATTTCAGAGGAGTCTAATTAGTGTTTTCAATTCAAGCCCCCACGAGTTGCCCAAGTTGCAATTCTGACCTTGAGTGGATTAACCACCTTCTTTACTGCCGCAATATGTCTTGCGATAGCCAGTCAAGAAAGAAAGTAGAACACTTCGCAAAGACCTTGAAGATCAAAGGTCTTGGACCCGCAGCTATTGAAAAACTCAATCTTGACAGCATCTTCGATATCTACGAGCTAACCCTTGTAGATATACAGTGTGCTCTTAGCTCTGAGAAACTAGCCGAGAAATTGTATAACGAAATAGAAAACTCTATCGACGCCCCACTCAATATAGTCTTACCAGCACTTAGTATTCCTTTGATCGGCAAGACAGCTTCTGAGAAACTTTCTGCAGTGTGTGAAGACATTTTAGATATAACGCAAGAAAGTTGTCAGAAAGCAGGTCTCGGCCCCAAGGCTACTGAGTCTTTGTTGGATGCTCTATATATGTGCGACTACCCTGTATTTCTGCCACATTCCCTTAAATTTAATAGGAATGTGCTAGTAGCAGATAAAGGTGTAGTATGTATTAGTGGTAGGTTGAAGAGTTTCAAAACTAAAGCTGACGCAACTAAAGTACTATCAGATGCAGGATACAGAGTCGTAGGCTCCCTGACCAAAGAGGTAACAATTCTCATAAATGAGAGCGGAGTAGAGTCAGCAAAAACAACTAAAGCCAGAGAATCTGGTGTAACTATTATTGAAAATCTAAAAGATTTTATTGGAGATTAAATATGGCATTGCCAAAGTGGACCGACGAACGTACTGAACAGCTTACTAGCTTTGTAGGTAACGAATCCCCTATTTCCCAAGCAACTGTTGCAGAAGCCGCAGAACAGCTTGAAACCTCAACTCGCTCAGTTTCTAGTAAACTGCGTAAGATGGGTCATGACGTAGAGCTTGCCTCTGCTTCATCTGCTCGTGCTTTTACGGAAGCACAAGAAGCTACTCTACAGACATTTGTGTCTGATAACAGTGGCGAATATACTTATGCTCAAATCGCTGATAACTTTGAATCAGGCGCTTTCTCTGCTAAGTCAATCCAAGGAAAGATTCTTTCTATGGAACTGACCGATCATGTCAAGCCTGCTCCTAAAGTTGAAGCCGTTCGTACCTATAGCCCAGAAGAAGAGGAAACTTTTGTTTCTATGGTTAATGATGGTGCTTTCGTTGAGCAAATCGCAGACGCGCTAGACCGCAGTGTAAACTCAGTACGTGGCAAGGCTCTTAGCCTACTTCGTTCTGGTGACATCGACGGTATCCCTCGTCAGGAACATACAAAAGGTTCAGCAAAAGAAGATCCATTGGCAGACTTGGGTGATATCTCAAGCATGACAGTAGAAGCTATTGCAGAGTCTATTGGTAAGACTGCACGCGGTGTTAAAACTATGCTGACTCGTCGTGGTTTGGTTGCTTCAGACTATGATGGTGCTGCGAAGAAAGAAAAAGCCGCAGGCTAATCTTTCGTAAATAAGTTGGTAGTAGTTATCTTTTGCCAGATAGCTACTACTTTTTGGTTGGTTGGGAGTTACTTTGAATATTGCTAGTGCGCTTATAAAGCAAGTACTTACGTTACAGGATTTCGAAACCTGGAGTTCCGTTCGTAAGGATTATTTGCCTACAGAGTATCATACTGTGTTTAACACAATTGATAGGCATTATGACAAGTTTCACCACCTACCAACCTTTGAAGACTTGAAGTTTGAGATACGCGACTCAGCGACTGTCGAAAAGCTATATGCAATCGAGAGCGTAGAAGTAGACGTAGACGCATTTATGCTGCTACAGTATCTCAAAAACGAGTACACCCAAAAGGAAATCTTAGATTCCCTTGAGGATTATATTGATAATTCCGTAGCTTTTGAAGATGCGGAAGAGTCAGTAGCACACTTACATCAAATCGTTCTAGATGTCGAAAAGAAAGTCGACCTAGAGTTACCTACAGAGAGTATGCAACGTATTCAACTGTTTGAAAATGATGAAGAGATTGGCAAATATCTGCCCCTCGGTCTAAACACCGAGTACGACTACGAGATACAGTTCTCTCCCAGAGATCTTGTTCTTCTTGGCGGTCGTCGCGGGGCCGGTAAGTCTCTTACCTGTGCTAATATTGCTCACACTGTCTTTGAGAGTGGTCGTTCGGCTATGTATTTCACTATTGAGATGGATAGTCGTTCGATTCTTCAGAGAGTGTGTTCTATTGCAACGGGAATAC